AAGAGATATGTTTTTATGCTGGATTAGAACCTAGTGTAGTAAGAAAGTTTGCAATGAATGTAATCAACTCAGAGGATGTAAGCAATGTCAGAAGGAAGTTCCAAGCCCTGCTCTAAGCCACTTGATAGTCAAGTAGGTGGTAATCATTACAAAGACTGTAGTATACAACCAGTACAATACATACATGCGAATAAGCTTGACTACCTAGAAGGTAATGTGATAAAATATATAACTCGACATCGTACTAAAGGTCAAGGTAAAAAAGATATCGAGAAAGCAATACACTATGCACAACTAATCTTAGAATTAGAATACGAATAAGAAAGGAAAATATTAATGGAAAATGAGATACACTACGGTATGACACTCCCCATATCTGAAGAGATAGATGCAGTTAAGTATAGACAAACAGGCGAAGACTTCTATAGTAAAGTTGTACGTATAGCTGAGTCACTTAAAGATACACCTGATCACTTTGAGAATTTCAAGGATGCGCTTAGACATCTTAGGTTCTTACCTGCTGGTAGGGTACAGAATGCTATGGGTGCTGCTCGACAAACAACTGCGTATAATTGTTTTGTCAGTGGTACTATAGAAGATAGTATGGATTCTATTATGGGCAGAGCTACTGATGCTGCTGAGACAATGCGTAGAGGTGGTGGCATAGGTTATGACTTCAGTAGGCTACGTCCTAGAGGTGATCGTATCAAGTCTCTAGACTCTAGAGCATCTGGGGCAGTAAGCTTCATGCAGATCTATGATGCAGTATGTCAGACCATAGCATCTAGTGGACATCGTAGAGGAGCACAGATGGGTGTCTTACGTATAGATCATCCAGACATTGAGCAATTCATTACAGCTAAGAATGATGGTACTTCTCTCACTGGTTTTAATATCTCAGTTGGTGTGACTGATGAGTTCATGAAATGTCTTAAAGATAAGAAGCCTTTCCCTCTACAGTTTGATGGTAAGGTACATGAAGAAGTAGATCCTGCTGCTCTATGGGATATGATCATGCGTAGCACATGGGATTGGGCAGAGCCGGGTGTATTGTTCATAGATACTATTAACAGAATGAATAACCTTTACTACTGTGAGACTATTGAAGCTACTAATCCATGTGGTGAACAACCTCTGCCACCCTATGGTGCTTGTCTTCTTGGTAGCTTTAACCTTACTAAGTATGTGACAGAAGGTGAGTTTGATTTTAATTTGTTTACTAATGACATACACAATGTAGTCAGAGCTATGGACAATGTTATTGATAGGACTATCTACCCTCTGAAAGAGCAGGAGAAAGAAGCTAAGAATAAACGTAGGATGGGACTAGGGATTACTGGTCTAGCCAATGCTGGTGAGTTATGTGGTATGCCTTATGCTTCTCCAGAGTTCATGAAGTTTACTGCTAAAGTTCTTAAGATACTCAGAGATTATTCCTATGCTGCAAGCTCTACATTAGCACAGGAGAAAGGTCCATTCCCACTATACAAACAAGATAAGTATATAGAAGGAGAGTTCTTCAAGACACTAGCCCCTTGGGTACAAGAGCAGATCAAAGAGAATGGACTACGTAACTCTCATCTAACTTCCATAGCACCTACTGGTACAATTAGTTTGACTGCTGACAACGTAAGCTCTGGTATTGAACCACCCTTTAGCCTGTACTACGATAGGACTATTCAAGAGTTTGATGGTCATCAGATACAGCGTGTAGAAGACTATGCTTACCAACATGGTGTGAATGGAAGGACTGCCAACGAGATCAGTGCAGACGAACATCTATCTGTACTATCCCTAGTATCTAAGTACATAGACAGTGCTGTATCTAAGACTTGTAACGTAGGCAGTAATGTAAACTTTGATGAGTTCAAAGAGTTATACTTCAATGCTTGGAAGCAAGGTTGTAAAGGTATCACTACCTTCAGAGCAGACGGTAAACGGTACGGTATACTTAATGAAGTTAAGGAAGAACCTAAAGCTGAAGCTTGTTTTATTGATCCAGCTACAGGTCAGAAAGAATGCGAGTAAAAAAAACTTGACAAATAAAGAAAAGTGTAGTATAATTATAGTATGAAATGCCAATGGTGGGTTTCATACTATCTTGCTTATTAAAGGAGAACACAATGAACTACACATTAACAACTAACAGACCTAAATCTATGTCTGATTTTCAAAGTTATAAGGATTGGGTTATTGGTTATGATAAGATATTTCAAACCATGTTAACTCCAACTACCAATCAACATAACTACCCTCCACACAATTTAACTGAGAATGGTGAAGGCAAGTATACAATTACTATTGCCGTAGCTGGTCTTGCTAAAGAAGATATAAGTATCTCTCTTGAAGATCAGAACCTTACCATATCTTATGACAGTCAGTCTTCTGAAGTAGAAGATACTACTATCCTCTATCAAGGTATTGCTCATCGAAGTTTTACCAAGGTGTTTCATCTTGCTGAAAGTATTGAGGTAAAGGATGCTGTTATGGATAACGGTTTAATTGTAATTGAACTAGAACAAAACATACCAGAACATAAGAAACCTAAATTGATTGAACTTAAGTAAAGGAAATACTAATGAGTATTAGTAAGGAGAAGAAGGTTAATACAGTTTTTATAGGATACGATCCTAAAGAAAAGGTTGCAGCCCAAGTTCTAAAATATTTAATTGAAGCTAATTCACCAAAGGATATCATAGTTAAGTTTCTACGTAAAGATATATTAGAACATATGAATATGTTTAATCGGCCTTTTGAGATGGTTAATAATCAAATGATTGATTCAATAGATCAGAAGCCATTCTCTACTGAGTTTACCTTTACTCGCTTTCTAGTACCTGCTTTGATGCAGTACGAAGGGTGGGCATTGTTTATGGATTGTGATATGTATCCCAGAACAGATGTCAATGAGATATTTGAGGAATATAACGATGAGTTCTATCCTTTGTACTGTGTTAAACATGAGTATGAACCGACAGATAAATTTAAAATGGACGGCAGAGAGCAGACTAGATACAATAGAAAGAACTGGTCTAGCCTTATGCTATGGAATTGTGGCCATGAGTTGAACAAACAACTAACACCATTCGTGGTTAACAATAAGACAGGTAACTACCTCCATACTTTTGGTTGGTTACCTAACAAGAACAGTGCTATTGGTGGGATGACAGAGGATTGGAACTGGCTTGATGGTCACTCTGATCTTGCCATTGATCCTAAGATGGTACACTTCACAACAGGTGGACCTTGGTTTCCTAAGTGGAAATGCCAAAGGGAGAAGGATGGACTGATGGCAACAGAGTGGAATGGTGATTATTCTTATTTAGTATTACATGGAAAAGTAGATGAATTATAAAATAGTAACAGCCTTCAATGAGAGTTACCTACAACACAGTACCTTTCATTTATTAAACGAGTTCAAAGAAAACTGGGAACCTAACATAGAATTTCATTGTTACTATTATGATGTTGATCTAGCTAACTACTCCCTACCTAAAGCTAAGAACATATTCTATCATAATCTTTTAGAGATGGAAGAAGTCACAGACTTTAGAAAGAACTTCCCTCAACATAATGGTACTGAAGGGGGAGCTATAGAGTACAATGAGATCTTAGATGCACAGAAGTTTATGCCTAAAGTCATAGCACTTACTGAGTGTGCCTTTGAGAATGCAGATAGCTGGTTAATCTGGCTTGATCCTCTGGCAATGAACACTAAAGATATATCATTTAAAACTTTAGATAGTTTATTCCCAGAACATTCTGATAACCTTGACTTGATAACTCTTAAAGATGATCATTACTTTGTGGCTTTTAACTTAGCTAGGACAACCCCTGTTGAATTGCTAGGTGATTTACGTGGTGCTTATACATCAGGAGAGTTCTTAAACTACAGAGAGTGGCATGATCTCTTTGTCTTTAACAGACTAAGGACTATCTACACTGCTCATGGTATGAATACCTATGAGTTCACTGAAGATAACTCTCCAGTTACTGAGCTTATTGTAAACATGGGAGACAAGAAGAACCATGCTCTCAGAGCTAAGAGTGGTAAACGTATCTTTGCATTATCAGAAACAGAGACATCAGGAGATATACTTCCCAATAGATATAAGCAGCTTGCTGATCTCATACGTTTCTATAAACCTAAAACAATACTAGAGACAGGTACATGGAATGGTGGTAGAGCTATTGAGATGGCACTAGCATCCTTCAAGAATCAAGACAGTATACACTACATAGGCTTTGATCTCTTTGAAGATGCAACTATTCACACAGATCATGCTGAGTTTAATGTTAAACCTCACAACACAATGGAAGCTGTAGAAAAAAGGTTCACTGAATTTGCTGAACATATGAAGGAGAAAGAAGATAAGACTTTCACCTATGAATTAATTAAGGGTAATGTTAGAGAGACTCTTGATAAGTTTGTTAAGACTGAAGCACTTGACGAAGTAGACTTTGCTTTAATGGGTAGTGGTAACAGTATTGAAACTACTCAAGTAGAATACGAAGCATTTAAAAATATACCAGTAGTGGTGATTGATCATTACTTCACTAAAGAAAGTGAAGAAGATGACTCAATGCCTCCTGAAAAATATCATGGAGCTAAGAATGTATTTGATAGCGTCAAAACAAAGATGGTTGATACGGAAGAGAAGGATACGGATGGCTGGACAATCTTTGAAGAAGAAGATAGTGTACGCAAGTACATCCTGCCCTCCCAAGATAAAGTTACTGGTGGTGGGCATACTCATCTCTGCCTTTTTCTTCATGATACCAAACTAGAAAACATACCTAAAGACCTAAAAAGTGTGCCTATTATAGTACACCCTAGAGACTGTGTGCCTAGAGACTATATTAACAACAACATCAAGACTAACATGACACTGATTGATCCTAAGAAGTGGGTAACAAAGCATGATGCACATCGACAGACTGCTATCATGGTGTCTGCTGGTCCTTATCTTGACTATGCTGCACTACATAAGTTTGTCAAAGAGAATCCAGAAGCTAAGATGTTGGCAGTTAAACATGCTTATCCTCATCTGATGGAGCATGGCATAACACCTTGGGGCTGTATCTTACTAGACCCTAGACCTATCACTGGTAAATCTACCCATAATATAGTACGTAAGGATCTCTTCAAGAACATAGATTTAAATACTAATTTCTTTCTTGCTTCTATGACTGACCCTTCTGTTACTAACTTCATGATTGATAAAGAAGTTAAGTTGTTTGGATGGCACGCCTTCACTGATTCTCTAAGAGAAGAGAACGAACAAGGTATGAAGATACAGAACCAACAAGTTAAGATAGATCAGGATCTTGGTATACCTCAAGGTGCTACTATGATTACAGGTGGTACTTGTGCTGCTATGAGAGGCATTGGTATGCTACATACGATGGGCTTCAGAGACATACATCTCTTTGGCTTTGACTGTTGTAGAGATGAGCCTACTAAAGAAGAGCTTACTGAGACTACAGGTGACATAGAGGGTGGTGAAGTACCCAAGCCTAAGTACATGCAGGTGACTGTAAATGAGAAAGAGTACTGGACTACAGGTGAGCTACTAGCTATGGCACAAGACTGTGAGAAAGTATTCCAAGATGATGGCCTTGAAAATGCCTTGACATTTCATGGTAAAGATACTATGGTATCAGATCTGTGGGAAATATCTCAACGTAAGAAGACA